TTAAATCCAGTCAAGTCTTTTACACTATTAGACTGAGCATCTTCTAAAACGAACGTTTGATCAAAGTCTGTTCCAGTGTATAATACTAAATTACTAACGTATGTGACTGCCATCGTTTTTTTTTTTTAAATATTTATGGTAAATCAACCAAGAACGGAGTAATCCAATCTTCGCTAGAATTTGTTACTGTAGTAATGGTAATATTTTTTTCATTTAACTTGGCAACAAACGCATCATAAGATGCTCTAACTGTTTGAAGTGTCATACTTCCAGATCCATCAATAAACAGAGCGATAGAAGAACCTTCTGGAAGATCATCTATCTTACAAATCTTGTACCAATCAGTTGCATTTGTAGCGGTTCCATTATCTCTATTTACAATTACTGGTCCAAAGGTCAGTCCATTTGCATTTGTTCCAGGTATGGTTGATGTATCATTGATAGTGATATCTGCAGATCTTGCAAAAATTGGATTTGTATAACTACCAGCTCTAAATGCAACATAAAAAGTTTCAAGACCTTCTGATGTAAAGTCTGCATATATTGGAATTGTAAAGGTGCTAGAATTTCCATATCCAGAATGATATCCAGTTTGAACTAATGTCTTGAGATCTGCCCAAGGATATGAGAAATCTTCTGGAATATTATTAACGCCAATGGGGAATGTTCCACTAACTGCTTCTAGTGTCGCATAAACCGGACCACTTGGCATGAATGTACCAATACCAGTTACTGGATGTCTAGGATTTCCAAATGTAACTGTTAAATCATCACCTTCATCTACTAAAGTTTTATCCGTTGTTACATCAAATAATAAGTTTACATCTGTTACTTGTAATGTTGCAAATATAATTGCAGGATCATTATTGCTATGATATCTTTCGCGAAGTATTATTCTAAAAGTATCATTCTCATCTTCACGGAAGTCATTGGCTGCTCCTATTCTAAATGTAGTTGCAGATCCTACTATGGTAATAACATGAGAATTACTGGTATAGAGTATGCCATCTTGTTCGTTATAAAAACCAAAATCTCTAGGATCTTTATCACTATTAGTTCCAGGTTCTTCATCAAACCATATTTTAAATTCTGTACCTGTAGCAATATTTGTTGTGTTTAATGTAACTGTTACTAATTCTCCTTCTTCGGCAATATTTGTTACTATACCAGATTGATTTGTTAGTATAAAATTATAAGATGGAAAAATATCATTGACAGTAATAGTTGGTGTTGTTGTTACTGCCGCACCAGAAGTAGAACCAGTTCTAATTGTGACATTAAAGTTTTCAGTTCCTTCGGATCCAGGAGGTTCTGCTACTAACGCTCGGGAGAATGTAGCAATACCACCAGTTGTGGTACCATTACCAACAATATTGAATGATCCTGTTAAACTATTATCTGTAAAGTCTGCTGCTACAGTTGTTCCAGAAGTGCTAAAGTACAGCGTAGTTCCAGATGCTATACCTGTTGTATTAACAGTAAATTCAACAGACGATCCTTCATTTACAACTGTTGTTGATACTCCAACAGAATACGATGCTACAACATCATTAACTGTAATATCATCAGTTCTTGTGACAACTCCAGCAGTTGTTGAGTCTGTTAAAATGACAGTACGGAATGTCTCTGGACCTTCCGTTACACCATCCAGTACAATCGTTCTGGTTACTGTTGCAATACCGCCACTAGAAGTTCCATCACTAACAATGGTAAATGATCCAGAGTTTGGTGATATTAAATCGGATCCAGTGGCACTTGTCCCAGTACTTCCAACTTCAGTGTTGTAATATAATGTAGTGCCAATATTTACACCTTCAGTTGTGACTACGAAATTGATTGTACCACCTTCATTTACATTTTTTGAAGAAGGTGTTACTTCATATATTGGGACACTAGAACTTTGTAGTAATGCACCACCAAGACCTTTAATTGTTAATGCCCTTCCGCGAGCAATAGGTATATTTTGATTTAATGTATATGTTGATCCATCTTTAGTGACACCTTGATCTTCACCAACAAATGTAAGTAGTACTGATGTAGATCCAAAACTTACAGTTACTCTGTCGTTTGTTAATGCAGGTAAGTAAAATAAGGTTTCATTTGCTTCATCATTAGAAATATCAACAGTTTCAAAGTTGTCAAAAGGTATTACTCTAACGTCATCTGACGTACTAATCCCAACTGCCTTTTCAGATAGAATTGCATCAATATAAAATTCAGGTATAGTTGTATTTGCAAACTTGGATTTAAATTTCCTTAACCAAGTTTTAAAACTAGTTCTTTGTGCTAATGTTGGTTTTGACATATGTTACCACCTAATCAATACTGCAAGTGCGACCATTGCAACTAATAAATCTAGAGAGTTATCCAGATATGCATTTCCGTCCAATCCTGGATAAAAATCATCATCACCAGTACCAATATAATCATATGCAACTTCAACTTCTACAGTTGGATTCCCTATAACATCTTCCCATTGAGCAAAAACGGTTGCTTTTGATGCATTTTCCCACCATTCTTTCCAGGTATCCCAGTTGGCACCTTGACTATTCCAATATGCAGTATCAAAGTTTCCTTCATCTTGTCCATGCCAGTCCATCAATCTAAATCCTACTACATTTCCATCACCTATTCCAAGCCTACCAAATAGACCAACTTTGCACTGATCATCTCCCCCATTCGATGAGTCACATTCATCGACACAAGTATCATCAAAATTAATATTATTGTTTATAGAAACTATCCTAGCAAATGGACCTATAGTAGATCCATAGGATGCATCATTGAGTCTTTGTTGAGCACCTCTCCAAGGTTTTGGATATGTATCTGATGGACCTATTGGAATATTTCCAGTAGGATCAAATGAAAAAATTATTGGTGGGTGTGGTCCTCCCAAAAATCCTTCAGCTAGACGATTTGTAATTGGACCACCTGGTGATAATCCTCCTACTTCACTGTATGATATTTTACCTCTACATATACCATCAAACCAAAGTTTAGGATTAAAAGTTTCTAACTCATTAAAAGTTGCCATTTAAGTAAAATATAAGTGAAGATTATTGCTAGTTCCACCCCATCCCACTTGTATTGATGATATTCCGACCACTGCTGTTGTTGGAGTGTTTATACCAACATTTTGATATGCAAATGTATTTGCATCTATAATTTTTATAGGGACACCATTTGGATAGGTTGATGTTGATATATTGAAAGAAGTTGCTATACCAGTATTTAGATTCATAATAACACCCCAATCATCATATGAGGTGCTTAGTCCGTGTGCCGGAGTGGTAGTTACGATAGCAACATTGTTTGATCTAGAAACTGATGTTGGCGTACAAACTCCCACAGAATCATTCCAGTTTGACCAAGGTTTTAAACTATAATCTTTATATCGATCTACACGAAGAGTATTATAAAATATCTGTTTTTTAGCACCACTAGTTCCTATACCAACAGATGAAGTTCTTTTCGAGTCCCCATCTAAAATAGCAAGTAACATTGCTTTTGTAACACTATCAAGATAGTGGGAAAGTTGCTTCTCTCCAATATCAAGATATCCAACTGTTGAAACACCAGTAGGTTCTTCTTCAAAATGAACATAATCATCACCACCAACAAGTTTATTGATAGCGATATTGTAGTTTGCAGTTTTTTTGTTTATCTTACCATAAGCATTTGCATCCATAACATCATTAAATTGGTGAATGTTATAGATTGCTAAACTAGATCCGATGCTTACACCAACTCCAGGAAGACTATCTTGAATAAAGTTTGGTGTTGCGCCACCATTATAATGTTTTAGTATTAGTGAGTACGAATTTTTCATTATTCTTGTAAGTTAATATTAATAGGTACTGGTTGCCCTTTGCCTCCGCCATTTAGAATGTTGTCTGCAACAATATTTCTTCCAATTTCGGTGGGACTAGTCCAGTTTTGAGTATTGTTAATATCTGAAATTTCAGTTACTGGTGGATAAATCTGAGATGAAATTGCAGAAGGATCTCCAATTGGGACAGGATTTCCCCATCTATCTTTTTGATGTCCTGCAGATTCAAAATATGTTCCTGGTTTTTGTCCTGGATTTGGTTGTCCAGTGTAACTTGCATCTGGTCTGTCTGCTTGATTGCCATATACAAAATCAAAGTCATCTAATATTCTTAAAACTTGGTCACTAGAAGTTGTAATTACTATTGCTGTTCCGAATATTGTTTGAAGACATAATCTTGGTCCAGGATCTGCATAAAATGATACCTGATGAATTTTATCAGTAGGTCCAGCACTAAGCCTTGCTTTTCCTTCTGCAGAAAAGTCACTTGTTATATCTGACCTTTTAGTAATACAACCATTCAAAGCACATTGTCTTTGATTATTAGAAGTACTATCAAAAAATTCTTGTACGTTTTCCCTTAAATTAGGCATTTTATTCTGCATATCATTTTCAGTAAACACCGTATCATTGCAAATAAGATATCGATCCAATAATTTTGCTTTAACATCTCTAAAACAAGAACTAAACGGTCCAGGAGTGTTTGCTAAACCTATTAATGCATTCTCTCTTAAATTTTTATCATCACAAGGTTTTGGTGGATCATTGGGATCATTTGGTGGAGTGTTTGGATCATCTGGATCTAAATCATCAGGATTATCTTGAATACCACCATCCTGCAAAACATTATAAGGGTCTCCCAAATCTACTGGAGGATTTTTACCATCATTATTATTTCTATGAGCACACTCCATTGCTTCTTTTGTAAATACACACCCCAAATCTTTGAATAACTCCAGTCTTTGTCCGATTGACATACCTGGTGAAAGAGGACTATTACCTAATTCAAAATCGGTTCCTGGACCAGAATTACCTGCTCTTTGTTTTACAATGAATGCTGCATACACTAAACCATTCTCTAGAAGTATTTTTATTGTGCTTCTTCTTCTAAACGGTGCTTTTAAAAGTGGAATTGGCAAGTCCACACCACTCGGATCAAAATCATAAATTCTCATCTCACTATCATCATCCCATTCATCATAAATGGTTTGTGCAAGTGCCTTGTACTCAACTACAAAGGCATCAACTTCTGTTCCCGAAAACGGTATGTCTGGCCAGTTAAAAGTCATTAGTCTCCATCCTCCGAAATTAATCTACCTGTGTTGATAGTAGTTTCATTAGCAAAATTTTGTGGCATCCGAATGTCACCGTATTCCTTAGGATCTACCTGATGCCCAAATCCTTCACCTTTTGGCATTAAAAGATAAAAAGTTCTGTTAGGATATGTAGAACGGAACTGTGCCCACTTCGTAGACATACCTGGTTGTGTTTGACTATCACTTTCATCAATCACAGCAATACAAAGTCTTTGAGCACTACCTGGTAGTCCATTAGTACTAGTACCAAAACAACCAGTTGAAATACCTTGTTTTACTCTTACAGTCCCTTCAAGAACAATCTCTTTTGCTCCACCTGGTTTTGTAAAAAGAATATCGTATATGTATCTACCAGGTTTAAGAGCAGAAGTTATATAACTTGGAATGGTTAGTTTGATTTTACCTTTTACTCTATCAGGAAAACCAACAATAAAACTAGTAGAAGTTTGACTATCTCTATGTTTTCTTAGTTGTGCTTTAGCAGTATAATTTGCAAGATCAACTACTTTACCACCAACCTCAAACATATCATACTCTTGCTCATAGTCGGTATTACTATCTATAGTAATATTATGAACGTATACTGCCGACATTTTTTTAACTATTTAGAACCAATGCACGGAGAGCATTATAATAATTTTCTGGATATGATGGTCCATTGAAAGTATTAGTATCCCCACTTACATATAGAATTCCCTGACCTATTTTTTCATATGTAGTGATAGTATTAGTGCCATCGACGAAAACTGGTGTTCCACCTGAAAATATTACAGAGGCATTTTGTGATTGCGTTGCCGGAAAATTAGAGTTTATAACACTAGTTTCAGTCGATCTTGTAGAACCTTGTATAGGATCATCATCAATTGCTCTGATTTCAGTTCCAAGCAAAGTAAGCATTGCATTGATATTACTTCTATCGGAACAACTCCGTTCATCAGTACTACCATTCCACCATTCAACATTTAACCATACCACACCCCCTATATTCATATAATCAATAAGTTTTTGTCTTTGTGTAGCATCTTCAAGCATATCTCTTGTGGAACTACTACCAATATCAAAAGTGCTACATTGATTGAAGTTAACACCTATGTGAATGACTCCATAAGTACTAATATTGTCAATACTCACTCCACTGGCAGCACCACCAGTTTCTTCAATGATACCGACTTCTTCATTATCATAAACAGTAATAATACAAGATGGTGTGATATCTGGTGTTGCTAATACATTGCCTTCTATAACAATACTCTTCTTTCCATATCCAGTACCACCAACATATGTAATACTGACTGCTAAACCAACTGGATTATCATCGAAAGATCCTAGCCCATTATCCGCATTCTGTTGCGATAGTGCAACAGTATGATCACCTCTATTAAGAGATATGGTTCCTACTCCAACATTTGTTGCATTTAATGCTGCAGCATTGAATGATGTTCCATTGATTGTTACAGAACCAACATTATCAGCAGCAGCATCTATTTGATAGACTCCATCATATGGGAAAAATACTTGATATGAGTCTTGTTTAACACCATAGGGATCACTATCATCACTAAGATTTCCTGATTGTGGAACTCTAGAATACGCATAGGTATTCATAAAAGTAGACCAAGAACTATTTGTATATCCTCTATATGATCCATAATTATTTGCTTCTAGTGTTGTCCAAACTGAACTATTTCCAGAAGGATTTGATTCACTAAACATTACATCCCAGACATAGCGTCCAGGTTTTACTAACCTTGTTTTTTTAGTTGCTAATGATACTCTTATTCTCCCATTTGTTCTGTCTATAAATCCAACATTAAAATCTGCTGTTGCATTGACACTTTCTGGGTGTTTTCTCATTTGAGATGCTGCCGTATACCCAGACAGATTTAATGGAGTGCCATTAATATTATCCAGATAAAAATCTCTGGAAAAATATTCTCCTGTGTTGAGAGTAATATTATTAACGTAGACTGCCATATTATATGACTTTATTGATTATTTATCAAGGGCTTGACAATACTTGATTCCATGAGTAGAGTTGGTTTGTTAGGTTTGAAGATAAATAATAGCTCATATAATACAATAGTATGAGTTATACATGAGTTATGAAAATCCTTGGATATACCTGGAACGAACTTTTAATACTGATGATGTTGGGGACTACTTTGGTTTTGTTTATAAAATTACCAATCTCTCAAACAAACGACAGTACATTGGGAGAAAGTATTTTTGGTCATTCAGAACACCACCAGGTAAGAAACGAAAGGTAAAACAAGAATCTGATTGGAAAAAATATTATGGATCTTGTCCCGAATTAAAAGATGATGTAAAAAAATATGGCAAAGAGATCTTCAGTAGAGAAATACTAAGTTTACATAAAACCAAAGGTACTTGTAACTTTGAAGAAACAAAACAATTGTTTCTTAATAATGTATTATCTGAGGCACTTGACGATGGTTCGCCAGTGTATTATAATAGTAATATTCTAGGACGCTATATGCGAAAAGACTATGGTAACTTTAGAATCAACTCTAAAGAAAATTAATGATTGGTCAATAGACCGCATTCACCATTTGTCTGAAAATCATCCAGGTTCTGAATTATATGAGAGTCTGGAAGACGCATATTCTATTCACCAAGAATTTGCTGAGTGGTTAGATCCTAATAATAAGGATCATGATGTAATTTCACTAGAATACATAGGAGATGAGGATGAAGGAAACATCTAAAATCTTTAAGAAAAAAATTCTTGATAGAATTAAATATCTTACAAACCACGGTAAACATCTTGAAGCATCTGCTCTTTATAACAAATTTTTTAAAGTATGAAAAAAATTATTGCCTCACTGGTTGCTGCGGCGGCGGTTGCCCTACCTGCCCTTTCAGACCCCCTAAAAGATAACGAATATTATACCAATCATTCGATGGGATGTATGTTACTCAGAGAGTGTAAGGATGAAGTTAAAGAGGTCTTCAGTCTTTTGGATGTTTCTGGTGAGTATCCCAATACTGACGATTTTGATTCTGTTGCTAACGAATTCAACTCTATGCTTGTCGCCCTTAACCAGGTCGGAGTTAACGTGTTTCTAGCAGATGAAAAATATTTCCCAGTAGGACATCGTGGTGTCTATCATACTGTCAGTAATAATTTCTTTCTGAATAAAACATTTATGCATCGTCCTCATGTATTGATGAGTGTAATGCGTCATGAAGGGTGGCATGCTGCTCAAGATTGTATGGCAGGTACGATTGACAACAGTTTGATTGCCATTATTCATCATGAGGATGATGTTCCTGAGATGTGGCAAGAGATGGCACGGAGAGCATATTTATTACAACCCTCTGCTATTCCTTGGGAAAAGGAAGCAACCTGGGCAGGTAAAACTGAAAATATGACTATGAGGGCACTTCAATCTTGTGCTGCAGGTACTATGTGGTCTGATTATGATCCGACTCCAAAGACCCGTGAGTGGTTAGTTGAAAATGGTTATCTTACTAAATAATATCACCCGATAAGGAAATCGGAACAATCACCCAAAGCAAACTCTTTGAACTAATCCTTTAAGTCTTATAATGTAAGAGTTTGTTATTGGACAACAACTATTTACATATGACACATTTAACAAGGGATGTGTTAATCAAGAAAATCGTTGCCAATGAAATGGTAGGTTACGGTGGAACTGATTATCTACAAGCTCTCAAGGATGCGTATCACAAATGGGAACATCAATCAAGTGATGTTCTTTGTCAAAAATACAATCAAATAAATCAAACAAATATTTCTGTCGAAATACTTGACCCATAAATAGAAATGCCTTGGATTTCTATCAATGCCCGAAGAAGTAAAGAAGGAAGAACCTAAAAAGAAAGGTCTTCTCGGAAAAATCAAGGAGGCAGCAGATGATAAAGAGGAACAGCTCGCTATTCTTTCTACTTTTGTTCGACTTGGCATTCTTGTCTGGTCTGGGGGAATACTCACGCTGGCATACATCAAACTTCCACCAGCACTTGGAATTCCTGAACAAAAACTAGATCCCACTTTTATAGCCAGCGTCTTCACCGGAGTTTAGCTACTTTCGGTGTCCAGGCTGCAAAGAAAGCAGGAGAAGGTGGCGGTGGTAATGGTGGCGGAATCAGTAAAGCAGATATGGAAAGATTGATTCAAGCAGCAGCACAAACTGCACCTGCCCAAACTATTCGCATTGAACAAGCACCAATACAAATTGGATTTGGGTCAACCGATCAACAATACAAGATGTAAACATGGCAAACTCTACTTTTAAATTGTGTGCTCTTAGTATTGGTGGCGTTATTGCCTTCGCCCATATTGGAGCACTCGGTCATTTAATAAAATCTAAAGGACCTCAATATCCAGTCATCAACTTTCCTGCGGGTGATTATTCATCATATAAAGTAGAAGCAGGAAAGGATGGATATACAATAGAATATAAAGCAAACGATCCTGCCATCCTAGAATCTCAAAGATCATTATCTTCAGATAGTAATAAGAGAGGTCTCTTTGGAGGTGGAACTGAGAGTCGCCGTGAATGGCGCACAGATCAATTCACTATGGATGGCACTCGTAACTTAGGAGGTGCCACACTAGATGGCGAGGGAAAGTCTGCGAAAGACATAGAGTGCATCGTGGCGGACGCTGGAGCACGGTCACAAGGTGCGATGGCGGGAACTAGTATTGCTGCTGGAGTCGGAGTTCCTGCTGTGATTGGTATCCCATATGTTGGATGGTTAGCAGCTGGTTGGGTATCGCTCTTGGGCGGTAGAGTAGGTTCTAGTGTTGGTTCTACTGTTGGTTCTGTATTTAATGATTGCTAATGAATTTTGAATTAGATATGGATGATTATGCCATCATCCTCAATGCACTACACTACTATAAAAAAGTAGAAAAACGTGGTAACTTTAAACAATATGATGATGAACGTGTCAATAAGTTGAGAGACAAAATGGCATATCAACTAATACCATCTGCAAATAGTGGTAATAGATTATGAATTTATTATTACGCCCTCTTGATAATGTGAATGATCCTGTATGGTCAGTAATTATCTGTGTGATACTTGCACTTGCAGGTGCATTGTTTGTAGTTGTATACATATTAGGGGAAGCATTTGAGGAGTTGAAAGATGCCGAACCAGATCGAACTGAAGGACGCACAACAGGATCAGGAGATAGCACTCTTAAAACACAGAGTTGAACAACTTGAAGGTGGTGGAGACTCTGATATGGTTGACGAACTTCGTGCGCGAGTTCGTAAATTGGAAAAGTGGGTATGGGGTGCTGGTGCCGTCATATCAGCAGCAATCACGTTATTAGGAATAGTAATGGCAGCAGATGCCAAGGAGATGAATTATGGCAACAATGATACCACCCAGCAGGAAGTCGTGTTACAACTTCCGCGTAGTTGAGATTAACCGAGTTGTTGATGGTGATACAATCGACGTTACAATCGACTTAGGATTTGATCTCTTTAAAAAAGAGAGAGTTCGAGTTGCAGGCGTTGATACACCAGAAAAAAGAACTAGAAATTTAGAGGAGAAGGCACTTGGAATTGATGCAACGTACTGGTTGGAAAAACAACTTGAGGATGCAATTGCTGGAGAAGAAGATCTTCTTATCCGAACTGAGCTTATTGGTGGAATGGGTAAATACGGTAGGTTGCTAGGATGGCTATATATCGGAGACCAAGAGATATCTCTCAACGAACAAATGATTGAAAAGGGGTATGCTTGGGCTTATGATGGAGGAACAAAACAAAAGGACTTTGAGCAACTCAAAGAAATCCGCAGGCAGCACGGTACGTTGGTGTAGAAGTGCTATCTGCGGATCTGCCCCCTTTATTCCAGACTCTGAATTTGAAGGTGAAAACTGCGAATTAACTTGTAACATTGTAAAGGATTAAAATGAGAAGAGAAATGATTGATGCACTTAAATCAAGTGCTATTGGAAATATCAAAAGAGCCAAGATGAATGTCGAGGTTTATTTTAGAAGTCCTGTCGGTATTGGTGAGCATCCGGATATTATGAGTGCTATCCAAGACCAAATTGATTTGATTGCAAAGGAACAAGAACGTATTGATGTTTTAGATCGATACTTTGTTGATGACTAGATAGTATAATGAAAATACTGAAATCATGCAAAAAGTAATTAATGTTTTAGCAGTTCTATCATTTGTAGGAACTGCAGGTATCGTCGGTGGTGGTACTGCACTATATCTCAATAAGGATTCTATTGTTGAGAACATCAAATCTCAAGTTGCATCTGCAGCAGCAGAAGCAATCACTGCAGAACTTCCTGGAATGATGGACGCTGCAATGCCAGAACTTCCTGATGCTACTGGTGGTGCTATGGGTATGCCTGCTGCTACTGGTGGTGCAGTTCCATTCTAGTAAAGACTGATGATTCCAGAGATACAATTAGGTAATATTGATATAGGTATCGGACAAGTTAGTAATTTAATTATTAACGATACACCTGATTGGTTAAAGACTCCATCACATGCAGTGCCAATATACCCACCCGTGACTACACAGGTGGGTATTCCTATTGTTAATATTCCTGGATGT